CAGCTCCGGCGGTAATTCTGCAAGGCGCTCACGCCCCGTGCGCACTTCTCGGCGTCAAACCACATCCGCGGCAGCATCGTCCGCACCGCGTTGATCCCGTCCTCGACCTTTTGCGCCGGGATCACCTGCGTGCGGTGAAAACCCAAGCTGCGCAACACCTCGAGCCGACTGCGGCCGGTTCCCAACTCGCGCGCCTCGGCATCGTGCGGCAGGATGTGCTCGCCCCATTTCCACGGTCGTCGATCCAGCTCCCGCGTGTACCAATCAAGGCCCACGCCGCTGTTCTCGATATAGTCGATCAACCGAATTTCCTGTCCTACGAGCTGCACGCACCAGATCGCCGTCGCGTCGCCAATCCCCAGATCCCACGCCGTATGCACCGGCAACAGCGCATCGTGCAGCACCTTGGTAATGCGCTTTTCCTTCTCGGCTGCCTCCATCAAGCTGCCGTAGTACGACCCCATGACGCCGGCATCGAAAGAGACCAGATACTCCTGGCGATACCGCGCCTCGCCGTCGTCTGGGCCATACTCTCTCAACAGCTCGCGGTGCTCGATCTCGAGCTGGTCCCAAGTGAAGACTGACGTGTCCGTCGCCGGAAGCTGCTCGCTAAACCAGGTCGGGTCCTGATGCGCCGCCTCGTAAAAGGTCGCAGCGTGGTTGCGGCCGCGCGGCGTCGTAATGAAGAGGGCCCAGCCGCCGTTCTCGGCGAGGATGGGTCTTAAGTAACCCCAAGCGCTCGGGTCGGCTAAGGCAAACTCGGAGAACACAACACCAATCGGCGGCGAGCCAACCAAAGAATTAAAGTTGTCAGAACCGACTAATTGCCATAAACTACCGCTCTTAAAGCGGATCGCCATATCGGTTTCTCTTGTCGACTCCCGCAGCTCGCGCGGGAACGCCTCGTTAATCCTTCTCTGCCCGGTGTGCGGGTTAACCGCGTCCCAAACGGCTTTTCTGGCTTGAGATGCCTCCGGCAGCATGTGCCAGTAACAGCCGACCCGCGTGTGCGCCGCCGTCGCCGTCCAGTGCAGGCAAACCTCGTCCTTGCCGGCCCGCCGGTGCCAGATCGCCACCGCGCGCTTGCCGCCCTTCTCCAGGTAATTCCACAGCTTTCGCTGATACGGCCGCGGCGCCCAGCCATTGTGCGGCAGGCGGATCAGGCCGTCGTCAAGTCCCATCACGGAGATGGCCGAGCGTTCGCGGCGACAATGCGGTAAGTAACGGAAGCCCCGGTGTTGTTGTAGACCCGATACAGTGAGCTCGCACTATCCCACGCGACGGACGAAAAGCCCGCCCCTGGTGTTATCGTCGGCGCGACCCACCCGCCGGCCCCGCCCGATAGCGGGCCGGCAACGACGACGCCGCCGCCAACGGTGTAGACGCCGGTCAACCCGTTACTGCCATGCGTCAGTGTGACGAGGCCTGACAGGGCCGGCAGGAGGGCATTAGAGGCGTTGGCGACCGTCAGCGCATACTGAGCACTGGCGGTGGTCAGTGCGATGTTGGGCCCAACGTTCGGGCCGGTAGCGGCTTGTTGATTATCGATATACCCGGACCAGCGGACATTGACCGGCCCGACACTCGACGCCACGCAAAAACCGATGGTGGTGTCGCACGCCCAGGCCTCGCTGATCTTCAGGTTCGCCCCGGTTGTCCCGATCTGGATCGCGTTGTTGTGGTTGCCGTACCAGCGCCCGCCGCCAAGCATGACCGTGCCGTTGTAGGCAATCAGGTTGAGGCCGTATCGGCCGTTGCTGGAGTTCCAGTTATACAAATTGAGGGTCGGCACGCTGCCGGAGTCGTTGACCTGGATACCGTCTTGGGTCGACGAGTCGATCACGGTCGTGCCGCCGAGAAAGATCTCGCGGTTGAACGTTGCCGCAAGCCCCTGATCGATGAGCACTCCCGTGCCGTTGCTGGTAATGCCGACCTGGTCGAGGTAAAGGCCGCCAAACCCGCCGCCAACGTGAACGCCGACGCCCGAGAGATTGATCTGCCCTTGCAGCAGGAAAAGTTCAACGTTTGGCTCGCTGCCGCTGACGGCGCCGTTGACGCGGATGCCGTCGGTTTGGGCGCGAACATCAAACGTCCTGAGATTCACCCGGTCGATCCGGTCGAACCAGATCCCGTTCCACAGCTTGCCGTTGCCGTCGTACCCATCGACAGTAATATCCGACATGTTCGAGCGCACGACGCGCTGGAGATGCAGGCCGGAACCTGCCGTCATCGTCGTCGCGCTCCAGATGCGGAAATTGGAGAGGTCGAGACCGGCCGAATAGGTCGGGGCGACGGTGCCAAGGCTCACGATGTCCGTCGTCGTGCTCGCGCCGATGTACTTGATCCCGCTGTAATGACCGCTTCCCCTGATCTTCAGCCCGGTGGCGTTGGTAGCAGCAAGACCGACCGTCGTCGCGCAATCCGTTGCCGGCAACGTCAACACGTTACCACTGGAAACACCGTAGGCCAGCCACGCCGCCAAGGCTGTTTTGTCGTCAGTCGTCCCGTCGCAAACGGCGCCAAACTGACGCGGATCGGCACCCATGCCGGACGGCATCGGCTGAGCCGGCTGCTTCGCCGTCGTGCTGGGATTGCCAAGCACCGTCTGCGGCGGGATGTTGCCGAAGTTTTGCGCGTTCGCCAGCGATGACAGCGCCAGCAACGCCAAAATCATCGCGATCAGCGCTTTGAGAACCATCAACGCGTGCCCCATTGGGCGCCCATCCAAAACACCTCCAACGAGGCGTAATCGGATCTCAGGACGTAATTCAGATTGCCGTCAATCGTCGCACCAGACGCGCCCAGCACCGTAATCGGGTACGTTCCCGCATTGCCCGCCGCATCCTTGAACTTCAACGTCTGCCCCGCGCCCGGCGACGGCGGCAACGTGATCGTCATCGCCGCGCCACTCCCGTTGCGGATATTCACCGCCCCCGCCGCCCCCGCCGGCAACGGATACGTTCCCACCACGTCAACCGGGGGCGCCGCCGCCGGCAAACCAACCGCGTTCCAACTCCCGCCATCCCACCACGCAACCACATCCCCCGGCGCCACATACAACGACGTTACCGCCAAGGGACCCGCGATCGGTGTACTCATGCCGTGCCGACCTTTTCCTGCAGAGCCGTCACCTGGGCTTGAAGCTCCTTGACCGCGTTGATCAGCACATAGGTCAGATGACCAGGCTCGATCGTCAGCAGCTCTTCCTCAATGTGCATCGCCTTGCCGATCGCCTCCGGCACATGCGGCTCGACCTCCTGGGCGATCAGCCCGTAATGCAGAGCGGTGTCCGCCGCATAAGGCGAGCGCTCGTTAAAGCGAAACGAGACGGGGCGCAGCGCGAGGATCGCGTCGAGGCCGCGGTCGTAAGGCGTTACGTTGGCCTTGATGCTGGCGTCCGAAAACGCCGTCCACGAGCCGCTGGTGTTGAGGCAGACGCCGCTATCCTGAAACCGAGCGGTCTCGGTCAGCGCCGCGTCGGTCGCGTTCCGCCGGGTCGAGACGCTGATATGGCCTTGGCTGTTGGCGGTGCCGGATGACGCCATCCCCTGGATGCTGCCAAACCGCCAGGCCTGCGTGTTGGCGCTGAAGACGATCGAGCCGCCGCTATTAATCGCGGCACCGGTGTCGTCGACCAGTAGCGAGGTGCCGATCGAGGCGGTGTTAATGGCAGGCGTCGTCTGACCCGCCCCCGACACGGTGACCCTGGCTGCGGGAGCCCCAATGCCGACACCCACCCGGCCGTTCGCATTATCCCAGAACAGGTTGGCGTTGTTCTGGCCGAGCGCGGTCGTCGAGGTGGCATAAGGGATCGAGCCGACAGTCCAGGTCGCTGGCGCACCGCTCGACGCCGCCGTCAGCCGCCCCTTGGCATCCACCGTGATATTGGGGGCGGTGTAGCTGCCCGCCGTCACGGCCGTGTTCGCGAGCGTCACAGGGATCGCTGTCGTCCCCGATCCCGTCGCGTCGCCCGACAGCGTGATCGTCTGGTTGGCGGTCAGCACCGGCACGTTGTTCTGGAAGATCGCGCCCGCCGTATTGAGCGTGTTCGCGCCTTTATTGGTCCCCGTGGGCGTGCCGAGCGTGACGCCGCCGTCGTTGTAAACCCGCATCCGCTCGACCGCCGTCGCCGTCCCGTTGAGCGATGTCGAGAGCGTGATGTAAGTGCCCTGGGTCGAGGCGGTGGTAAACGCCTCGGAAGCGAAAAAGGACAGGGATGCGGCTTGGGCGTTGTTATAAGCCGTCGACCAGCCGGTGGCGAAAACGCCGCCGATCTGATCGTTTGCGGCGAGGGCTGATGGCGCCGCAGCCGTGCCGTTGCCGCGCCGCAGGGTGAGAAACGACGGCGCGGCCCAGCTATCGGCCAGGATGCGGGTCGAGGTGCCGTCGATGGCGCCACCGTGAAACATGGTGCCGACGGCGGTGCCGGGGATGGTGCCGGCGTTGGTCGAGACCATAAACTTGGACGGCATGGCGCCGGTGCCGATCGTGCCGATGCCGACATTGCCGTTGTACTGGATGCGCATCGCCTCGGTCAGCGTCGTGTCGGTACTGACCTTGCGCGCCGAGAAGACGATGTCCCCCTGAGTATTGCCCGACGCCGATATGGCGTATGCCTTGATCGCAGCGAAGCGCCACGCGCCCGTATTGGCGGTGAAGAGGATCGTCCCGCCACTTCCAGTGGTAGCGGTCGTGTCATCCAAAACCAGCATACCGGCGAGACTGCCCGCCGTATTGATGCTGACCGTGGTCGTCCCCGCGCCCGTGATGTGAGCCTTGCCGATCGGCGCCGCCGTGCCGACCCCGAGCCGCACGTTGGCGTTATCCCAGAAGAGATTAGCGTTGTTCTCGGCGAGCGCCGCCGTCGTGCTGGCGTAAGGCACCGACCCGACTGTCCAGGTGGCGGGACCGGTCACGTTGCCGCCGCCGGCAGGCGTCGCCGGGAGCCACGTCGTCCCGTTCCACTGGATCACCTGATTGGTCGCAGGCGCGGTCGCGGCGAAGGGGCGTCCCTGCAACTGCGTGACGGTCAGCGGGATCGCCGTCGTGCCGGATCCCGTCGCATCGCCGCTCAGCGTGATCGTCTGGTTCGCCGTCAAATAGGCGACATTGCTTCCCGCCGTCGCCAGCCCCTTGGCATTGATGGTGATATTGTTGAAGGTTCCGAGGTTGGAGTTCACCGTCGCCAGCGTGTTGGCCGTGCTGCCCGCCGGGCTCGTCACGTCCCCCGTGTAGGCGGGCATAAAACTGGCCGCTAAGCTCGCCGTCGACGACGTCACCGACGTTGCACTGGCTGCGATCGGTAGCTGGCCGGCAACCATGCCTGACATATTTGCCGACCCAGCCGGGCCGGTAGCTCCCGTGGCGCCTGTTGGACCCGTCGGCCCCGCAGGTCCGGCAGAACCCGTCGCCCCGATCAGGCTGCCGTTGACATAGTAGCCGCCAGCGACATTAATCGTCCCGGCCCCGAGATCGCCGCCGGTCGGCGCGATGCCTCCCGAGGTGTTGACCTGCAACCCGAGGCGCAGTGCCATCCGCAGGTTGCCGCCGCCAGTCCCGCCGATCGCCGTCGTGACAAACGAAACCTGCGTACCCTGCGCCGTATCCGTCCAGTTCTCCGCCGCATCGAACGAGACATACCCGCCGTTAAAATCGGTTGTCGCGCCCCGCCCCTGCCCGATAAGCCCGCCAAGCTGCTCACCCGACTGCACCGCCGTCTGCGCCGCCATCGTGCCGTCGGCGCGCTTCAGGTAAAGCTGCGCCGAGCCGCCAAACCCGGCAAAGATCGCCTGCAGTGGGCCGGCGTTCGCACCGTAAGCCTGCAATGGCAGCGTCGAAGCCGCCGGCGTCGCCGCATTGGCGTTGATAACCACCGGGCCATAAGCCGTCGTCAGCTTATTGGTGACATTCCAGTTCATCACCTCCGAGTTGGTAGCAGACATCGAGATCGAGCCGACGCCCTTCCTAAATATCCCGCTCGTCGCCTCGCTGCCAAACGAGTAGCCCGGCGCAGCCACCGTGCCGTCGTTCGAGCGGACCTGGGCGATAATCGAGCAGATGCTGCCGCTCAACGAAAAGCGGGCCGCGCCCGTAATGGCAATGTTGACCGCACCCGCCGCCGTGTAAATCCCCGTCGTCAGCGAACCGGCGAAATTGAGTGATGGCGTTCCCGCAGCCCCGACCGGGATCGTCAGCGCCCCGGTCATCGTGTCGCCAGCCTTCAGCACCCGAAGATTATCGGCCGTATCGACGTAAGCCTGAGTAACCCCCGGCGATCCTGCCGCACCTGTAGCACCTGTAGCACCTGTGGCACCTGTAGCGCCGGTCGGACCCGGTACCGTACTATTGGCACCCGTGGCTCCCGTTGCGCCGCTAGGCCCAGTCGCGCCCGCAGCACCCGTAGCCCCCGGCGGACCAGGAACCCCCTGCGGACCCGCAGGACCACTCCCCAGCGGGATGCTCTCCCACGTCAACCCAGGGTCGTCCCACCACACCGCAATGTCCCCAGGCGCAACATACAGCGGCGACATCACCCCCAACGGACCCGCAATCGGCGTGCTCATCGCTTGCTTGCCGCCTTGCGACCCTTCGCCGTCACCTTGCTGCCCCGCATCAGCCCAGCCTTGTTCAGCGTCCCATAAACCGCCCCAGGATCCTTCGGATACTCAGCCTTCAGCTTCGACTCGACAGCCGCCACAGCCGTCCGCTTGCCCCCAGGCGTCAGCTTCGGCATGCAACCCCCTCCACAGCAATCAACCGACGCCGACGCTCAAGACACCCCCCCACCGACACAACCCGCACCCCCCCATACGCGCGCGCCCGCGCCCGAGCCTCGCCAACCCGACCCCAACTCACCAACTGCTCCTGAACCACCCAGCCGGCAGGGCTCAGCGCCTGCACCACCGGCAGCTGGAAGAAGCCCGCAAGCGCCGGCGACCGGCACTCAACGTAATCCAGGATTCTCGCCAACGTCTCCAGGCTAGGCTCCGCGACCAGCGCATCCAAATCCCCCAAGCGCGCGTAAAGCGTCCCCGCCGGCAAGCTCAGCCGCGGAACCGCACCAACCACCACCCCCACCACCGTCCCCGCCGAAACCCATACCGCCCGCTTCGGATGATCAGGATCAACCAATGCCGCCATCTGCGCCGCAATGTCCCCCGCCGGCTCCGGATACGTCCTGGCGAGCGCCGTCATCCACAGTCACCCATCGCCGCCCTTCCCCTTGTGCGAAAATGGCTCAAGCTCACGGCTTGCCCGCATGCTCCGCGCCGATGCCGCACGCCGACGATCACAATACTCACAGGTGCCGGGAGGCGCGTAAAACTTGGCCGGCCGACGATCCGATGCCTCACGAACCTCAGGCGGCTCCTCGTCCAGCCAACGCCGACCCTCAGCAATCAATCGCCGAATAACCACCAACTCAGCATCCTCTTCTTCCATAACCACTCCGTCACTACCACTTCCACCGCAAAATAATCGCGTTTCCCGCATTCAGAAGAAACAAAATGCTTGACAATGTAATTGTGTTGCTTAACTTGGTATTCGTGTGTGCGAATATTTTGGGAATGGGAGCGGAATACTGGTGACGCAAGCGGGGGGAGGGTGCTGGCCCAGGCTCTCCCGACCCCTTGCCCTACTGGAGCCGGATGGGTGCCCCCGCCGGGTGCCCCGGCGGCCCTCCACCACCCCTACGAACAGAGCGGAAACATCCCACTTCCAGGGCCACAACGGATATCTATTCCGTCAGTCACGCCTTATAAATCAATGGGTTACAGCGCCATGTTGCAGGCTTGTCGCAAGGCGACCACGCACCTAATCGCCAGCAGGCTTGTGCGCCCTGC